GGTTTTCGTAATTTTTGTCGTGAAACACAGTGTTAGAGGAAACTGAGCTGAATTTAGAGACTAGCTAGGTCTTTACTTGGAAAAGAAAAGAAAACCAGAGAGGGGTGAAAATGAAGATTGGATGAAATCAGGGTTGCTCAGCGCCGAGGAATTCACCTTCGCTCAACGTGCGGCTGTCGCCACCAAGGTACAGGTTGGCCATCGTAGAGAGGTCGGCCTGCTTCGGCGCTCGCGCGTAGAAGCGCATGGTCGGCACGTCGACCCTGTAAGGGGTGACCCCCTGCAGGCGGAAGCAGGCAGCGACCTGGTGGACAGAGGCGTCCCTGAATGCCTCGAGGAAGTCGAGCGAAGCGGAGGTGAGAGAGCGCGCGGTGTCGAGGGTGATGCCAGGGACCGGGTAGTGCTGCGCAATTGCGCGGGCCAGGCTGTCACCGTAAGCCACGCGGTCGAAGTTGCGCAGCAGGTCACCCACGGATTGTTGGATGCTTGCAATCTCCGCGCCCGCCAGGCCTCTGACCGAGCGGATCTGCGCCTGGCACGAACGCAAAGGCCCGTAGCCGTGCTGCGTGTGCATGGTGGCGAAACCGAAATGCCGACCCAGAACCTTAGCCGCCAGGCGCACTGGGTTGATGACAGCGTGCGCTGCGCCCGGTAGAAGGAAGTGGTTGCACATCACAGTTCCGTCCTCTGCCCGCTTGACTACGCTCTTGAGGCCAAGGTTCATCTGGCGGACGAGCGCATTGTCTGGGGCGGGCTGGCCGGCCACGCACATGATGTTGTCGTCGCCGAGGACCGCCAGGTACTTGATCTTGGAAACGTGGGTGGCACGTTCGTAAACGCAAGACACGTAGAAGGCGTTCACGATATCGTTCAAGTAGAGGGTCCAAGCGCTGCCGGACGCGAGCGCCCAGTGGTACAACCCACGCAGGTTGTTGTCGAGTGTCGCCTTGGCTCTCCACGTGCTTGACTCGCGCTCCACGGTGTTGATGCAAAGGTCAAGATTGACACGGCTCTCGTTGTCCTGAGCCGCCATCCTCTCAATGTGCCTGGTGAAGAGCACGAACGCGGCAAACGTGGTTTCGCTGTGCGAAGCATCCATGCCTGAGATGTCGGCCTCGACGACGTGTGAACAGGAGCCGATGACCTTGACGTAGCCATCGAAGATCTTGTTTACCTCATTGCCGCCAACAGCGCCCAACACAAGCTTGGAGGGGTCAAAAGTGTCCATGGCCAAGAGGATGTGCGTCCGCATGACGCAGCCGAGGATGAAGGCGCGGAATGGGGAGGTCGACAT